ATTTACATGTCTTTGTAGCGAAAGATATGTTCTATTATCGTTAGTAGAGTCTCCCTCGTTATGCATGAACACGCCGAAGCAACCGCTTTCAGCCATCAGTGATAGTCTTTCTCTACCAATGATTCTATCTGTCTGTAGATGATTTCCAGACGCAATCTCTACACTGATATTGCTGTGCCAAGAATTTCTTGAGTATGCATTGTCATCCTCTAAGCACGTGGTTGGAACATGATCGCCGGAAGGCTTGAAAGCCCAGTCATAGGATCTTAAATATATCCTATCCGTAGGATCACAAGTACCATAAGCGACTGTTCCGATTCCATTGCCAACAGCGGTCTGGTCTGAAAGTAGAACTCCTTCTGAGTCTTTAAGATTTGTTGGAGTACAATTGCTTTCTCCGCACTCACAGCCACAGTCAGCATCTAATGCAGAAGGATAGTAAACCCAGTTTGTACCGTCCGAGTAGTATGGACACAACCCCTGCGCAGAATTGTCACCGCTAGCAGTAAGAACCAAACCTGCTCTTGTCAGGTCTTCATCTCTTAAATATCCACATGCCTCATCAGAACTTCCTTCACAGAGACCACTAGTGGCTAGCCAAAGAGTCTTACATTCATATAGACACTCTGTTATATGATTAAAAGTGGAAGCTTGGAGGGTATCTACATATAGATTTTTATAATGCCCTTCTTTCCATCTTAACTCTAAGTGACCAATGGAATCTTCATCATGACATTTTGGTACTATGTTTCCATTAACAGTTAGAAGACCTTGAACGCCAGATGGAGAACCTGTGCCAATCCCAACCTTACTTCCAGATACGTAGACAGCATCATCTATATTTAAGTAGTCTTCAGTTGACTGTATAAGATCATTTACAAATAGACTGGCCCAAGGATATAGTGGGTGGCCTAAATTTTTGTTGCCTGAAGTAGTAGGAGATATTGTACCTGCAACTTGTAGCTCACCGTAGTCGTGTAGTGCTTTTGCGCCTACAGCAAGTCTTAGATTATTAAGCTCTCCATACATTAAGGGGACAGGGCCGTCTCCTTCCTGTATCAAACAATCTTCTGGGTCTTCAGTAGGCCCAGCTCCTAAGTAGAACTTGTAATCGTATTTTGATCCGACGCCGCTTCCATGATAGTATCCTGCGCCGTGACCTATCGCGATATTATAACTTCCGTGCTTATTGCTAAACAAAGTCTTGGAGCCTACGGCAACATTGCTGTAACCGTGAGTTGATCCTCCAATTGATTTGTAACCAACAGCTGTGTTTCCACTTCCAAAAACGTTACAGCTGAGAGAATATGATCCAACTGCTGTATTCTTAGTGCCATCGAAATTCTTTTCTAGAGCTTTATAACCAAAAGCTGAGTTGTCACTATTTGAGTATGTTGCTAGCCTTATAGTGCTACCAAGAGCAAGTTCCCCACCAAGAGTATTCCTAGTAGAAGGCGTTGCAAAATTAAGCGTGTTGATAGATGCATTATCCAACAAATTATGGACAGAATCAACAATGTCAAGCATGTTGTGCCTAACATCATAAGGAGAAATTAACATAGACGAATTGTCTACTATTTCTGTTTTTATATTGTCGATTATCGTAAATTTATCACGGATAGCCATCTATAAACCTACCTTATTTGAAGCTGATTTCTAAGGACTGGTAGTCAAACTTGACATTATCACCAGCGTAAATGATTCTTGGATTACTTAACTGTGCGTGCATTAGTACATTGCCCGGATTGTCAGTAGGGTGAGTACTATGAGTTGGTGAGTCAACAATAGCAATTCCAGAGACCCAACCCCAATCTTCAAGGGCGGTGGGAAATACTATTTGACCACTATTTCTAATAACTCCACTTCCAGCTTCAAAATCTTCTCCTGTGAAACTCCAAGTAGTCTTAGATGGAGCTCCAAGGTTTACCCTTGAATAACCCGTCAAGGTTGAGCCATCCCCACTTGGGAGCTCTAAAATAGTTGTGCCTGTAACACTATCGCGCTCTCTCTCGTTAGCCTTAACCCCACTAACCAATGCAATTGATATATTGGAAGGGGCTGAGAAAGATACGCCTCTGAAGAGCCAGTTTAGCACCCCTGACTCTAAATAGTCTGATAAAGCAGCCATTTGCTTGTCTCCTATTCCTAAAAATAACGTGTCTACACTAATATATACACGTAAAAAAATAGCCACCCCCAAGTATATGAGGGTGGCTTTTGATAAAATGGGTTTTAGGGGATATTAGAATGAGCCAAGAATAACTCTTCTATTATCTAAAACACCAAAGCCCATTTCCATGAAGCCGTAGTATCCAGCTCGCTGTTGTCTATGAAGAGTAGGATCTTCAAAGATTTCAAGCTGAGATTTAACAGGCATCACGAAACTGTCGTTGGCTGACTGGTCAATACCAACAACAAGTTCTACGTCAGAACCTTGAACTGCACCAGAAAGCTGGTCAGTGAAGAAGTCCTGATATTCTTGACCTTCGCCAAGCTCATCAAGATCGTGGAGGTTAACACCAAAGATTCTGGTGATAGGTGCTCCACCTTCTGCTGCGGTGTAGATCTCACGACGAGTAACTTCGTCAACTTGATCCAATCCCCAGTTTCTAACGTCTTCAAGAGCTTCTGGGCTGACATACATATCTGTCAAGCGTCCACGTCCAACTGAAGCACTGTTACCGCCAGAGTTTCTGCGCATAACAGTTTGCATCAGAGAAACAAGTCTCTTGGAAAACTGACCTGCAGTAGCGTCAGCATCGTAAACCAAGATATTACGGTCAACGCCAGCAGCCAAAATGGTGTGCCATCCGTCATCGTTAAGTTTCTTGGTGAAACCAGCTTCCAGAACCTGCATAGCGCGTGCTACGATGTCCCAACGAGCTTCTCTAGCATATCGAAGCAAGTAGTCGATTGAGCTAGTGATGCTATAGGTTGGAATCATTACGTAGTCGCCTTCGACGCTACGTTCTGGGATTCTACCGTGACCGGGATTGGTGTAAGCAACGTGCTCACCTTCAAGTCCGGGCGAAATCAGGTCTAATGGATACTCCGTGGTTGCTCCGGGTTCTACATTGATGGTTTCAAAAATGTCACCAAGAATGTTGCCAACCAAAACACCTTTACGGAGTGGAAGTTCTAAGGCTTTAGCAAACTCACGCTGAGCTGCAGATGCAACTCCGAGATCGCTGTCGCCAGATTGCTTAAGTAGCGAGATAAATTCATCGCTTGGTCTATCTGTATAAGACATTCTATAATCTCCTTAATCTCTATAAAGGTTTACTAAATAGTTGTGTTAGCTTGTGGGAGGTTGATTTCTACTTTGCAGTAATCATCTTCGTCCTTAGATGTAAGGAACCTACCAATAGCTAAGTTACCGGAGGCAGCCAGTGAGGCTACAGCAATGCTAGCACCGTTACTGATGTTACCATTATTATGTACGTAAGCGATGTCTCCAGCGCTTGGTGTACCTTCGATATTATTTGTTACAACATAACCCTTACGAAGAACGGTAACTTTTCCGCCCTTTTGTACTTCATCTTTATGTTGATTAAGGTGAGTACGAGTAAGGTCTTTGTTAACTACGTCATTTAATAGAATTCCAACTGGAACAGAGCCTTCTGCAACTGCTGCTTTATACTCAACAAGGTTAACACCTTGATCCATAGAAGCACCAGAACCAGCGGTTCCGTGAACAACTACTCCACCACGAGTAGCAATACCCGCGTTGTAAAAGAAGCTGATGTCAGTTTGGAGTTCGTATCTATCTGCTTTGAGAGCCATTTTATAAATCTCCTAAAAAATAGTTACTTGTTTAACACGTTTGACGAGATCCAATCAGCGATTGATGCTCTCGTATCTTGAAGTTCGTCAGCTTCTGGCTCAACAAGTGTAGCCTCAGTAGATTCGACTTCTTCAAAAGCTTCTTCTAATTCTGCTTCTGCTTCTTCAGCAGCTTCAGTTTCATCGGTTGCTTCTTCTTCAGCAGCTTCAGTTTCTTCGGCTGCATACTTTTTCTTTGCTTCTTCTTCTGGCATTCCCTTCTTCTTCTCTTTGTCATCCTTCTTTTTCATGAGGGCAACAACAGCATCGAAGGCTTCATCTTCCAAAGCATCGAAATTAGCTAAAGATTCTTCAGCTTCTTCTTCTTCAAGACCAGCCTCTACGAGGGCAGCCTTACGAATAGCAGCTTTTTCTTTTTTGTGCATCTCTTCAACTTCAGCTTGACTCGTAACGAGCTTTTCCTGAGATTGAGCGAGAGCATCTTCCAACTCAGCTATGCGCGCTTGAGTAGACTTAATGGTCTCTTCAAGTTCTGCAATGGCTTCGTCCTTAGAAGTAACATCAGCTTCAAATGCTTCAATTGTAGCAGCAAACTCTTTATCTTTTGCTTCTTCAATTTTAGCTTTGATGGCTTTGTTTTCTTCTTGTGCGGCAGCAAGATCTTGCTTAAGACCTGCAACCTGAGTTTCCAACAGATTTTGATTATCTGACATGGGTAAATCTCCTATAGAAAACTTATTGTCATCGTTATGCTCGATATGGAAGGCTTTCGTTGAATTATTATTAATGATAATACTTCTTGGGTTCGCCGGCTTGGCCACGAGGCCCTTGCCAGAAAATGAGATATTTCTCAAAGCTCTTCCTATAGTATATCCTTCATATTTCCCAGTACCTCCGTAGGCCCTGAGATGTTTGGTTAAAAACGCCGATTGTTCATCTCTAGAGAGAACTTTATGATTACCATCGGGGTCAACTAATGCGTAATCAAAACCTGCGAACAGGCACTCCATAGAAACAAACCACTTTCCCTCTTCTATTTCAGCAATGATTTGCTGCATCCTGTTTCTGTTATCTGGATCAGTCCAACTGTTATATAACACCGCCTCGCTTATGATATCAAATTTTTGCGGGGCTTCTTGCTGTTCATCTGATATCTTTTTGCCATCCTGATCTAATACATAGCATCCAGTAATGTGTCCAATGATATCATTTTCATTGTGCATGAAGTTAAACTGTTTGTCTTCTGGTGTACTTCTGGCTTCCCAAGTTGCTTCTGCCATAAATACGTCATCGTTTTTATTCCAACCAGTGGAAACCAAAACTGATTCAAGATAATATAAATCGATCTGGTCTGGATTGCTCTTTCCGGCCATCAATTTTTTGATAGCGTCGGACTGTTCAACCTCTTTATCTTTACTTACCACAGAAGCTTGGGCGCAGTAAGCGACAGAGGCTTGTGACTTAACCAAGTCGGCAATGCCGTCTATTTTTTCTTGTTTATAGATTTTCATGTGTCTTACCTCTAAAAAAGTATACACGATAATAGAAAAATTTGTTAAATAAAGCTATTTGCAAAGAAACTCTACATACGAACTGACAGCTTTTTTCCTGTAAGCGCTTATTGACATAGCTGTAATATCAACGCCTTCATCTAGTAGTTTGTTCATAAATTCAGAAGAGCATGTTTTCCCAGATGATAGGGTGTTGACTATCAACTGCTCATTTACATCTTGCATTGGCTCTATAGATGTCAGAACGTCTAGCTTGATTTTTTCAAGATCAAATGACTCGGACTTTGTTATCTGCCTTAAGTTCTTTTTGTTGTTCATCTTAAGAAAAGCATCTGTAACAACGCTAGATATGGAATCAAAAGACTCTTGGCTCCAAACTATCAGATCAGCAAGACCGGGTTTAGACTTTGGCTTTTCTTCCCTTTGTTTTCTAGGTTTTGTGTCTATTGAAAACTGGGGTCTTCCGCCATCGTCAGGCACTTTATCAGTATTCCTTTCTCTCTTATTGGGGCTATTGTTTGGCCCCTGTGGAGAGGGTGCTGGTTCAGGCTCAGGTTCTCCAAATGGTAGATTCTTTTGTGTAAGATACTCTTCATTGTCAAGTAGATCTTTTTGAAGCGCTATCTTTTCAATGTCATTGTCATGCTGAGGATTATGGTAAGGGCCCGCTTTATTGGGTGTGTCTTCTTTGTCTCTGTCCTTGAACTCACGTTTAAGCCTAATTTTTTCCACAGATGGTATTTCCTTAAATCTTTCCAAGATGGTTTCGTGACTAATTATGTCTCTGTCAGCTAACTGTAGCAGCAAGTTCTTTTCCGTAGCATCGTCAGCAAGACTCATTTGATCAAAGTGGATATAAGCAGGTCTCCTAAAGCCCATAGCTCTGCGCACAAGCTCGATTTCCTGCTGCCAGAACTTGATTAATAATTCACGTCCATATTGTAATCTCTCTACGAGAGTCTTTAGGGATATGAAGTTATTTGTGAATCCACCGCTTTGTCCAGCCATGCCAGTTAGTGTAGGAGGAACGCCAAGTCCCGCATATATACTGTTTAAAACTGAGTTGTATTTTTCAGAACCTAAGAACTTGTAAACTTGACTGTTAGACTCTGTATAGCTTAACTCAGGCCCCCAGACAAGTTCCATTGTACCACCGCCAACGTTACTTGCTAGAATATCTCTAAGCTTGTTAATAGCAGCTCTATTAGGTAGGATCTTATGGTCTAGATTACCAAGAGTCCATAATCTGATGTTAGATATTGCACCGTCAAGCGCAGACAAATCAGCAAGTCTCATTTTTTCTAGCATGATAATATCATCTAGAATAGCATAGATCATAGGATTCGCCCAGCGGCTCCAGTCGTCTTTCTTATAATAATATACAGAAAGTCTTTCGGGGTCTAGTGGGATTTCTCTTTCTCCTCGCTCTATACTTCGTTTTACTTTAGGTGGCAATGTATTCATTACCTCAGCAGGTATTGCGCCGTTTTTGAAGTTGTCGAACAGCGTGTTACTTGTAAGTGTGAAGTTTTTCACGCCTAGAACTAAAGACATGTCTCCGTTCTTTACGTTTACGCTTAGAGGATTAAAGAAATTATATCGCCAAGGTATGATGTTTTTTTCTATAGAAGGTAGTTCGACTTTAATGTCGTTTGCCATTGACTTCATAAATTTATTGAGCTCAGGAGTAACATTCGCATAACTTCTATGTAAAATTACATTGCCCGTTCTGTATAGGTTGTTTAGAAATCTTTCTGATCTCTCTTTTCCATCTACCTTCTTAAACCATTGCTGGAAGAATTTTTCAGCGCTTTTGTTTGGATGTACTAGATTAATACCCTGACTACCAAAGTCACCCATCAAATCAATAACATTCCTAATGATACCAACCTTGTCATATGCATCCATGCACATCTTAATCGCACGCTTCTGTCTGTGCGGAACTGCTTCGTGAGGTCTGAAAGCATGATAATCCCTACTGCTGAATCCGGGTCTGACAGAACGATTTGGCTCTACATTTATAAAGTTTCTATAGTGACTTCCCGTAGATTTAGATAGGCCACCGTATGCGTCAACATTATCAGTATGAGAAGCGAAAGCCTCCATTCTCTCTTCGTCATTTCCCCAAGTTATCATGTTTTCATTATTGCTCATAATAGTTTCTCTATATCAATTGGAATGTAATTGGAATGGTTACAATATTATACACAAGATTAGTATATATCTTTCATATGCTCGGTAAACCAGTTGGGGCCTGAGTATGGCTCCCCTTTAGAGTTCTTCTTGTAGTCGTCTTCGAGACTAGCAAACCCTCCATAGAATTTGTATTCTTGAGGGGTGGGAGTTCTAGACATTATTCTAGCGGCCATATTAGCCATGATCAATGCTGAATAGCGGTCTTTTCTCATTTTGCTCTTCTTGCCTGCTCCCACCACTACTTCTGGAGTATCCCACTTGTCTCTGCCGCTTGGTGTTTGTGTCATTTGTATCATAGCTAGCTCATCCTTCAGCTCCTCTATGTCCAAGACACAGTTTTCTAGAGTATCAAAAATTCTTTCTTTAAGTCCGTCTTCAGCGGCTGATATGCCAAGAGTGATAGGATCAAAGAAAGGAAATACGATTGACTTGTCTTCAAGGTCTTTTCTCAAGCCATGATTAGCTTCTGCGAGCCAGTCATACTTTGCAAACTGACACATTTCAAGTATGTGTAATCCTTTTTCGTCGTCAGTGTCTTTAGGTTTATCATCATCTATAACTGGCCAAATTGGTGCTTCGCCTTCCATTATTTTGTCTTTATCATGCAAAGACTCCATAACTGCAATGCCTCCACCCTGAGCGTCCATAGCAATGTGAACGCAAGGGAATCTGCGCATAAGCTCTCTTATTTTTCTTGCGCAATATGCATAATAATCTGTTTCTGACGAATACCCCTTCTTCACCTTGTCTTTGTGTTCAGATCTATTTGTTGTCCAACAATGAACTATTTTCCTATGATCTGGAGCTAGCTCAAGAACAACAATGCTAAAGTTGTCAACTTCAGAAGCAGGGTCAACACCAAAGACATAATGCTTGTTAGGATCTCCAATTAGTTTAGCCTCAAAATGTATTTCGTTCCCCTGACTGTCTTTAATTGTATTGTCGTTTGATATCACACAAGACTCTATCAGCGATCTCTTAAAGAAGCCTTGACTATCTCTTGTGAAGCATGCTCCAAACTCCATCTGGTATATACCTGCATGCACTGTTGCTTTAGATCTAGCGACTTGGGCGGCATCCATAAACCCTTCTGGCAGTAGCTCATACGGAATTCTTATTATAGAGTATTGCGTCCAGTCAAAGTCTTTTGGCACGTCTTCTCCACCAAATACTTCACGAAGTCTTTCTTCTTTTCCACGGCTCTTAATGATTTGTCTCCATTTTTTCCAATATGTGGCAAAATGATTAAAATCATAGTAAGCTGTTCCGGACAATATAATTTGGTTGTCCCTGACTTTTACTTCTTTCTCTTCTTGTTTTTCCTCAAGCTCTACTCCTAGCTCTTTCGCTTTCTTTTCTGCTGCTAATCTTTTTACATTGTCAATCGGGTCTGCACTTACAGCTGCGAAACCGGCTACAACGTTTTCAAATATATCTCTAGGTATAGATGCAAATTCGTCAGATATAATGTCATTAGCACGTTGACCACGAATCTTCTGGCCATCGCCAAGAGGTAGACAGGTAACAGTGCTGTCGTTTATTCTCATTACACATCTGTCTACGTCACGACGTGGGCCGCTTGTGTTACTGCATATATCTCGCAGTATAGGTGCGTTTCTCCAAATGGTTTCCATGTACTCGAAAAGAACCTTAGACTGCCTAAAAGCAGCACCAACAACAACCACTTTTCTTTTTGGCAACAAAAGAGCTCTAAGCAAAGAGTATAGGGATAGCATGAATGATTTACCAAAACCACGACTAGCTATCAACATGGGAAACTTCCTGTTCCACATTTCGCAAAGCATTAATGCTTGAGATGGAAGTATCTGTATGTTTAGAATATGCTTACAGAGAAACGAGAAGTATTCTGGCCTAAGCATTAAGTACGATAGTCGCAGGTGGTAATCACCATCCATTGATTTAAGTACGGACATGGGATTAAAAATGTTATCGCCTATGTCATCGAGACCTAGCCAAGCTTCGTTTATGTTCTTTATTTCAGTACTCATTATTTGAGGCTAGTTATACTCCCATATTTTCTATGTGTTATTACTGAGTCTGCAAACCCATAGTAAACAGCCTCGTGAGAGCTGAGATACCAATCCCCATCTTTCATTTTTCTAGATAAGAATTTGACAACCTTGTCGTCATTTATGGTTTGGTACTTCTCCTGAAAATACTTGCCCTTCTTGCACTTTTCTTTGTATATGTCTATCATGCTTTCAAGTATCTTGGCTTCAAACTTTGCCCAGTTTTGTGTGTCTAGATAGTTACCAGCGCTACCGCTACTTCCGTAGTGACACATGAAATATGAGTTGGGCATCATTATTCTAGAATCGGCTGCCTGCAGGATAACACTACTCATTGATTCTGCTTGACCATAGACTAGTATTGTTACGTGGGATCGGCACAACTTGATAGCATCGTATATAGCCATTCCGTCGCCCCAGTTTCCACCAATGCTGTGCATATGAATAAGTATTGGTTCATTTTTTAAGTAATCCAAGTATCTGATGTTTTTTATGAATGTGGTAGCCATGCGGTATTCAACTCCCGGATCATCATCGAAAGGGCCATGATGACCGTGAAGATAAATCTCACGTTGTTTTAGGTCTATACTTTGACCGTGTATACATTCAATAATATCATTCATTATTATACATCTCATTTATTCTTTTGAATATACTACTAACCAAAAGAAAAGCGTTATATTTGTTTCCTGCAAAAACTACATGTATGTTATCACGTATCTGAAATTCCATTAAGCACTTTAGCATATATTTACCAGATATCCGCAACTTCTTTTTCTGCGACTCTGGTATTCTGCTGTTCTCCGGAAACTCAACCAAATCCTCAAGCGAAAACTCTAGCACTATAAAACGGTGAGGTATTTCCTTCATGCGTTCTATTTCATTTAAAAATGCGTGCTTTTTCTGACCTAAGTTTTGAGCAAGTTCCTCTGCACATCCTTTGCGTTCTATGCATATTAAGTCCTCAAGACCTTCTATGCTATAGTCTCCAGTGTCTAGCTTTCTTTCAACCATGCCTGAGCATGTGCCGTACTCACTAAAATAATATCCTTCTTGCTCTCTAGTATCTTTTATTACTTTGAAGCTTTTATTTTTTGCCATTTTCTCTAACTATTTGATAAAACAATGTTTCGTAAGCTTGCTCATGACCTGTAATATGTTCATGGCAAGTGCGGCATAAAGTTATGCCATTCTCAACATCGTATCTCAACATAGCGGCACTAGACCACTTTTTAATATGGTGTGCCTGAAGTCGGTATCTCGAATCACATCCCGGCATCTGACATTTAAATTTATCCCGTTTATATACTTTAGTTCTCCACTCTTTATAAACAGGGTCTTGGTAATTTCTTCTCATTTCGTAGATACCTTAGTTACAACTATATCTTTTTTAATTTCCTTGCACAGATCTCTTGTTTCTGATGTGTCTTTCTGTTTAAGTATCATTTGCAACAG